CCGAACCCCCGCGAACTTGTCACGGTTAATTGTGTAAGTTTCACTGCCTCCATCGGCGTGGTTAATCGTGAGGGTTCGGTCAGCCATAGATGTTAATAGGAGATGTTTGCGCCCGTTCCGCTGGAGCCTGTGTTTACGGAAGAACGACGAATAGTTAATGCAGAGGTGCCCCGTTTCTTGGAACTCTGTCGGCTTTTAAGAGCCTTGTTCTCCACCTTCTGAGCGGTCTTTGTAGGAGGGGGAGGAGGCGCTGGAGGGGGAGGTGGGTCTGGAATTTTGGGGGATGACATACACATAACTATTCTTTCGTTAGGATATTTTCGTTTTGGATTTGGTAGGTGTGCTTGAGAAAGTTAACCACGGAGCGTTGTCCATAGTGGTAATCAAGGTCTCTGACACCCTTAGAGGGAGTGAAATCTTGCGAGGGGTACACCTCCTCAAGACTCTTAATAAGTGCCGCCGAGATTGGCGGTAAATTTGTATAACTGCTTCTAGCGTTCATTACAGAATCCTCCTTGTTTTATAGGTCATTTAGCTCCTCAGGTAGTTTTCCCTCGGAAATCCACTTTTTGGTTTGAATAAGGCACATGGCGTTCCAGATAACAGCGCCTCCGTGGTCTTCCGCTTGGTCGTCCTCCATGAGTTGCCACAGGTGGCGGTAAAGGGAATCCACATAGCGACTTAAGGGAATACCTTTCTTCCAGTTATCTCGACCATATTTAGTGGCTCCGTCCTCAAAACGCTGTGAGACAGCCCTAAGCGCTTCAATAGGGATGAGACTTGGCGTCCCTTTACCGCTCATAGCGTCACGAACGGCTCCCGTCTTGAACTCGGAGCGAGCCCCAGAGTCAGGAAGGGTAGGGTTAAGGTGCTTTTCGGCTGCTTTGATTGTGTTTTCCATTTGTTTGTTGTGTCGAGCGTTGGCTTTTTCTATGTCGTAAACGAGTTTATCTATGGCGTTCATGTGTTCTCCTCTAGCAATTAAAGGGAATTTGTTGGGACTGTGACTTGGCACCCCGCTTGGGTTCCCACAGCGTGACCTTGTGAGTTTCCTTGCTGTATTCCCCAGCACGTAGGATACGGGCTAGACGAGCGTTCATTAGGGCGTCATCTTCGTTGGAACCCTTGGACTCGTAAGCATCCACTACGGACTCCCAATAAGAGCCGTGTTTGCGGAGCCACTTCTCGGAGGTCACTTGACCAAAGCCCTTACAACCAGCAAAGCCATCAGTCATGTCGCCCATGAGGGATTGAACTAGGTGGAAGTCGTTAGCTTCGGCTACCGTGATAGTCCGCAAGGTCTTCTTGAGGTGGTTATACCAAGTGACTGGAAGCGTCCCGAAGTCCTTATCACCTGAGACAGCTACACGGTTCTCTTTGTCTTCTGTAACAAGGATACCGATGGTGTCGTCAGCCTCTAGGTTGGTGTAGAGTTCGGAGGGGTATTCGCTCATCATCCACTCTTTGAGCTCTCCAAGACCAAGAGGCTTACGCTTGTCAGAGCGGTTCTTCTTGTAGGCGGGGAACATCTCGTGGCGGAACGTCTTCCTGTCGGAGAACACCACTAGTATGTCGGTACTCTTTAGGTCTCTTTTGATTTCCTCAAGCTGTCTATCGGCCTCTGCTTTGGCCACGTTCATGTTGGTCTCAAGCGTCCAGATGTCATCATCCCAGCGTATTTCCTGCTCGGCTACGGTAGCAGCCTTGTAGAGTATCATATCGCCGTCAATGACCAGTGTTTTGTTCTTTGTTTCTTTCATGTGTGTATTTGTGTTAGTGTGTTTCAGCCCAGTTAGCGCCCACCTTGAACTCGCCGTCGAGCCTGCAATTAAAGTTGAGTACCTGACCTGCTTTTGTCAAAGCGTTACAGAAGCTCTGGCCTAGCTCTTCAGCGTGCTTAGGGTCACAACTAAATTGAACTTCGTCGTGTACGTTGGCGTGCATCGTGTAGGGAAGCTTAGCCATCTTAACGAACTCCACGAGGGCCTGCTTCATAACAACAGCGCCCGCTGACTGGAGCAGGAGGTTTACTGCTGAGTGACTAGAGCGACAAGGCAGTGGACGACCGTCGAGACCCTTGAGCATACCCTTGGTTTCAATGGCGTTGGCTACAGCATCATAGAGTTTCTTGATGGAGGGAGTCTTACGCATGAAGGCTTCCTTGAGTTGCTTACCTTGGCGAGAAGAGCCACCAACAATGGAACCAATCTTGGCGTCACCTGCTCCGTAAAGGAAGGCATAGATAAACGTCTTGGCGTCATCACGAGTAGGGAGTCCTGCTGCCTTTTGGTTGGCTGTGTGGATGTCACCCTCTAGGATTGTCTTGGCGTATTCCTTGTCACCAAACATCGCGAGGTAGTGAGCAAGGCAACGTAGTTCCAGACCAGATGCGTCAGCACCTACAAGCACCTTGCCTTCTGGGGCTGTGAATGAGGCACGACATTCCTTGCCGTAGGGAGCACGAATAGAAGGAACCTGAGCTACGTTAGGGTTGCTATGGGTGCATCTACCAGAAACAGCTCCGTTGGTGTTAACTGAGCCGTGGATGTATCCGTTTTTCTCTAACTTTAGCCACGCTTGGTTCCCCTCAGCTACCTGACCTAGACGCTTGGAGACGAGGAGATACTCAAGAAGCTTTTCGGCTTGGGGTGTTCCGATTTCCTTGAGTACCCCCTCGTTGATTGCTGGGCGTTTGCCTTCGTAGGCTTTTGGCTTCCAGCCGTTAGCCATTAGTCGTTCCGCTATTTGGTCACGACTGTTTGGGTTGAAGGGCACCTCTTTAGTTACGGGGTCTCCTTTACTAATGTCCTTTGCCTTATAGCCTTTCTCAACGAGGGCTTTCTTGGTGCGGGACTTGGTGCCGTCTGGAGCGACCCACCAGCTACTCTTGGTGGTCTCAATGGTTGGCGGGAAAACTTCTCGGAGTTCTTTATCTAGCTCCGCGCGGCGAGACATGAGGGTGCACGTGAGCTCCTCGGCTGCCTTAATGTCAAAAGGGAAGCCATTCATCACTTGGATACGGATAGCTTTAGCGAACCCGTGTTCCAGCTCATTGGCTTGCTGGAGGCGTCCTAAACCTTTCCTTAGGAAGAAGTCGTGAATAGCCTTAGTTACCTCGACGTCGGTAACGCAGTAGTCCTCCATCTCTTGTGACCATGTAGACCAGTCTTCGGTCTCCCCGTGATTGTCCTTGTGTTGGCCAATGCGGTAGCCCCAAGCCTTCAGGGAGTGGGAGCCTATAAGCTCTTTAGGGAACCCTTCACGTTTGAAGTCATCGTTACGCAGGTCGGGAAACAACAAGCGTCCCATGATTTTGGTGTCTTGGACGTCTGGGTGACGGAACCCGTAGAGCTTCCATAGGGCGATGGCGTCGAAGTCGATACCGTTGTGTCCAATGATATTAGAAGCAGCCGATAGTCTCTTTAGGCCGTCTTGAATGTTCTCAGCTCGGTAACGGTGTGTGCCTTGGTGGTCTATGACTACGAGACAGTGAAGCGTCTCTAGGTCGCTAAGTGTTGCCCAGTCGGTGATGGCGTTGGTTTCAATGTCGAAGTAAGCTGTTGTTTTCATGTGTGTTATTTTCTGACTATATGGCGGTAAGGATGTCCGTCAACTTCAGAAGGACACCTTTGGATGTGTTGTTGTCTCCACCCCGTTTGTCGAACTTAGTACCCTTGAGTGGCTCAATAAGTTCCTTTAGGCGCTCGGTTGGGATGAATAACTTTAAGTTACCTACAACGAAGCAATAGTGTTCAGCTTCAGAGCGGGAGACGCCTGATGGCTTGCCTCTAGATTCATACTCAACAAACAGGTTACCCGTCTGAACAGCTCGTTTGTCGAGTTTGACTTCTATCTTTTGATTAGCAAGCATATCGCCTACTTCCTTTTCTGCGGCTTGTCCTACTTCGAGGTCGTACTTAAAGTTTGAACAGTATTTCATTTACTCCTTTGGTTTAATGGGGAAACGGGTTAGCCTCGTCTTCGGTTTCCTCGAAGAGGGGGTTGGTTTCTTCTGCAATTCGTCCTGTCTCTTTGTTGTAGAGAAGCTGACAAGCTAGCCCTGTCTCACCGCTGAATCGGTTCTTTAGGACACGAAGGGCTGTGCGGTTGTTGTTCTCTTTGTCTTGCTGGTTACGCTCCAATCCGATGCACATATCGGACAACTGGGCGATGGCAGCGGAGCCTCGGAGTTGAGCTAGGGAAGTAGCTGCCCCTTCCTCGTGTCCCTTACCTTCGGGGCGCTTGAGGTGACTAACAAGGATAACACCAATCTTGGTTTCCTCTACGAGAGCACGGAGCTTCGTCATAGTGTTATCAATCATACGGCGTTCATCTCCGTCGCCCATACCAGAGACAACAATGGAGAGGTGGTCGAGAACAACGTAGTCAACGTCCATAGCTTTTGCCATATAACGGATGTGACCGAGTAGGTTGTCGCTATCCAGAGAACCCCAGTGGTCATACAGGAAGAAGCGACCAGAACCGACTGTATCCTTGTAAGCTTTGTTATAGGCTTCGTCAGCCTCGAAAGGCTCAAGGTGTAGTGGGCGAGACATCTCCAATCCGATGATGCCGTTAGCGGTGCGCTCGATGGACTCCTCCAGAGCGATGTATCCAAGCTTCCTGTCGGTGGTCTTTAGGACGTGTAGCGCAATCTCTTTACAGACCGCCGACTTACCTATACCAGAACCAGCACAGAACGTAACAATCTCGCCCTTGCGCATACCACGGGTCATCTCGTTAAGCCCAAAGTAAGGGTAGGGGATGCTGTCGTTTTCCTTTGGTGTGGTCAGGCGTTCGTACAACTCAGTACCATCCACGATGTCATCTGGTCGCCATACCTTAGCGTCCCAGAACGCACGAATAACTTCTTCGCCCTTGTTGGCGAGTAACATCTCGTTGGGGTCTTTACCGCTCAGGCGGGCAATCTTGCACTTACCAGCAGGAAGGATGTGAGCCACGCTCTCAGCGGCTTCCCGTCCCGCTTTGTCTTGGTCAAACATGACGACGACTTCATCCCACGATGAGAGCCACTCCAGTTGACGTTTAAAGATACTTTTGGCTGACTGAGCCCCGCTCGGTAGGGACACGCAAGGCCACTTGTTTCCTTGGAGTTGACTAACAGTTAGGCAGTCAATCTCACCCTCGGTGATGACTAGCTTCTTACCGCCGTTAGGCCACAGGTTCTGCCCAAAAAAATAATTTGGAGTTCCGTTGCAGTGAAAACTCTTGTCTGCAAAGCGGTACTTCTGTGCCACCTGTGCTCCATCTAGGTTACGGTAGTTGGCGATGTGGCAGGGCTTACCGTTCATCTCTCCGATTTGGTAGCTGTACTTGATGCAGGTTTCCTTGTTAATCCCCCGTGGGGTGATGTCTATGAATTTGCCTTGGACGAATCCAAGAGGTGATACGTTACTCATTTGTTTGTTTTGTGGTGTTGGTGTGTTGGTTTTGTTTCTGTTTGGAGTGAACAGACCGCAGGAGTAGCACTTAGTACTTCCGTCAGCGTTGTGTGTTAATGCGTCACTGCTTCCGCAATCGGGGCAGGGTTGGTGTGTGGCAATAGCCGTTAAATCGTCCATTCGTGTGGGAGCTTTTTCTCGCACCATAGAAACCCGTGTTTGTCGCACCAGTCCGCGTAGGTGGTCTTGCTCTTTTTGCTTAGTGTGTTTGATGCCCGTTGGAATACAAATCGGATGTCTAGTTCGGGGTGTGCTTCCCTCACTCTTAGGTGTTTGGTTCGGTCTGATGCTAGCCAATAGCCCTTTACCTCCAGTATTATTCCGTTTTCTAAAACGAAGTCGGGCGTGTATTTGCACTCCTTCGTGTATGTTAGCTTCATTGACTCGTAAGAGTGGGTGACCCCCGCCGCTTTTAAGGCGGAGGCCACTGTCTCTTCGAATTTCGAACGAAACTTAGAACGGCGCGTTGGTCGTTTCCGCTTCATTATCTACCGTGAAGGCATCATCGAGGGTTTCGCCGCTACCTACATAGCCGTCTTCCTCGGCACCGAAGCCGAAGCCACCGCCACCACCGAACTCTACAAGGTCGATGACCTGTACAGCGCGAAGGCGAAGCGTGTAGCCGAAGCCCTGACTAGGGACGAACCACGTGTTGACCTCTACGGCCATCTTGATGGTTGAACCGCTGCCAATCTTAGGCGTCTCAATTTTCTTTCCTTGGCTGTCGTAACAAGCCACGGTGAAGTCGAGGGTGCCTTTAGACTTGGTGTGAACCTTTGCCTTTTGCTTGGCAAAGATTTCGTAGTCACCTTCGTCGGTGATACGGAGGGGCTTGGAGGGTGCCATGCGGAGCTTGTCTTTACCCTGCTTTGCACACTCGGCCTTATAGCCTGCTTCAATCTCGTCATTTAACTGAGCTTCAAATGCTTTGAAGTCTCCTTCAGAAACGTGGAGTTTACACGAGTACAATCCGTCCTCGTCAAACTTGGTGTCTGGTGTGTCGATGCGGGGCCAAACCGCAGTTCCTTTTGGCGATGTGTATACTTTACTCATTTGTATTATTACCTGTTTCGGTGGTTTACTACTCAGCCAGCGGAGTGCTAACTGAAAAAATATGTGCTATCGGTGATTTTTGAGATGTCTGCGTTGCCGTATTCTGGAGGCTCTGGCAGGACTATGTCGGTGTTATGCTCTAGTTGATTTTTCCAATCCCGAAGGAGGTCAACGGAAAACATATCAACAAATACTTCCCGTAAAGATTTAGCAAGTGCTTTACATCCTGTGGCGTGAGTCCCGTAGGAATCGTGAATAAAAGCGAAGTCATAAATACCTGCCTCCTTGTTTGCTTTAATGATTGTCTTGTGAAGAGCAGCAGCATCGAGGCTGTGAACAAAGTTAGGGGACACACCGTTCTTCTGACGCATCTTACTAAGCCTGTCGTCCTCCTCTCGGTAACGAACGTGGGTGGCTGACCCACTTATCCAAGTCTTCACTTGTCTCTGGGTGTAGTTGAAATACTCTTGGTGAACAGGGAAGCCACTAGGTGTTATCCAGCTCAGTGGTTTCTCTTCCTTGCTAATGATAGTGGCGCAATCTTGGAACCAGTCCATACACTGCTTAGGCTTCTTCAGGACACTCTCAATGCCTTGCCAAACGGCTTTGGCGAGGACATGTATGGCGAGGTATTTCTCGTCATCCGTAAAGGGCTTGGTGCGTCCTAGACCGTGAATCTGGTCTTCATACCAGTCGTCGATATACTTGCGGTTACTGTATTCGGTGAGCCCATAGCTATAACACATAACAGGCCGCTTTGTTGTTTTTCGGTCGAGACCAAACGTCACCCAAGTGTCCGAGATAGCGTCGCCTTCTTCGGCTTGTTTGCGTAGAATTATTTCCGCTTGCTTGGCGACTACCATATAGATGTCCGCGGGTGTATCTGTCGGAGACACGTTGGTAGCCGCCATTCCGTATTCGTCACGAGTAAGCATAGACAAAATCTGGAGGCCGTTATTGGTGGCATCCATATTTACAGGGAGGAAGGTGTCCAGCTTACCCGTGTTCTGTAGCTGCGCCCACTCAAAGCACCACGCTAGGAACTGCCAAGGGTCGTCGGCATCCATCCATAGTCGCTCTTGGGTAGGGTTAGCAGCAATTCGTATGGCGTCAGTGGAGAAGTCGTTAGCCCACTTGACTCGCTCCTCCAGCGTTACCTTGTCGTACCCCCAAGTGTTTGCACCCTGAACGGCGTGCCACTGGTAGTCGTCATCTGTTTTGATACGTTGAGGACGAGCGAACTTAAGAAGCCCGCGACACATATCGGGGCCTTGGATACCAAGGAAGGCGGGGATGTTATATACACGACCGCGGAAGTCGCAGTGAGAAGGGTAGAAAAAGCGACTCTCGCTCATCTTCTCCGCAAGAAACAAGACCTTTGCTACAAGTAGGCGGCGTGAACGTGTGCTCGTGTTTCGTTTATGAACACCAGAGGCCATGCGGTTCCATATAGCCTTGGACTTCTTGTTCTCGTGGAAGTCGGTGGGAATGTCGGGCATTATCTCGTCTTCTCGGCTAGGCAACCCGCCAACCTTAACTGAGTTCTTCCAAGCCCAACTCATGGTGGCGAGGACTTCAGTGTTAATCTTCCACGGTGTCTGTTGGACGAGGTTACAAGCCTCCATGGGCTCCTCTAGTTTACCATCCAGACCACGAAGGAACTCCATGTTGGTTGTTTTGATGAAGGGCAGTTTGGGTAGCTCGGTGTCTTCAACTCGATAACCGCCTTCCCAGATGTTCTTCCACTCCATAGGCGTATCCACGGTGGGTAACCAAAACGGACTGAGCATCTCTTTGTGATAGTTAAACTCCTCTACCCACCGCAGTGTTTCCTCGGAAGCTGTTACATATCGCGTTGGGTTTCGTCTCCCTGTGTCGGTAATGTAGCGATATTCGATAACGCCTGTAGCGTCCCGTAGAAGCTCAACGAGGTTCAACCCTGAGGCTACTACGTCGCGACGAGTCCACGTAGGGATGTCCTCCATTAAGCCCTTCTCGACCTCGTGCTTGATGCTAACGCGGATGTGGTGCTTGGAGGCTACCCAACCTCTCTTACGGGTAGCCCCCAGAATTATGCCCTCGCCCTTCTTGTTTGTTTTTATCAGCCTGTCGCACCGTATCTGGTAGTCCAACACATTGCCTACCTTGGTGCACATGGATGCCATCTTGCTGTTGCGAGTGAGCATATCCAACACCGTTTTTATCACCATGAAACCAATCTTCTCGGATGGAACTTCTAGTAAATCTAATTGCCATTGGCCTTTGTTCTTAACTTTCTTCCAAGTACCCTTGAGGTCGTCGATAGCCTTGATATATTTAGGAAGCGCACCACGTATGAGTCGCTGCCCGTAGGCTGTCTCGGATTCCGTCCCACGAGCACGAGCTCCCTCTACCTTGTTGCGGTAGCGGCCCACACCGATGGTGGTCATATCATTGTTGAGCTCGTCTTGAGTGAGGTTGTCCATAGGAGAAGGATTGTCACCAGTTTGTCACCGCCGCTAGAGCGTTGTCACCGATACTGGGGATAAGTATTTGTAATTATTGTAGTATTTTCAGTGATTTAGACTGCGTTCAGTGATTCCAGTGGATTCAAAATCCCCCGCCTTAACGGGCGTGTCGGTTCGAGTCCGACCTTGGGTACCACTTAAGTGTTTGAATTAAAAGACTTATTCCGCGTTTTGTCAAGTTTTTGGAATGTTGCCATCAAGCGCTAGATTTGTCTCCGTTTGTCACCGATGACGTAGTTTGTCACCAATTTGTCACCGCTTTTACTACTCTTTATCTCCCGACTCAGTAAGAATACGTTCTTTTAACCTCACCATAGCGGCGTTGAGTGCTTTTACTTCGCTCATAAGTTCCTCATTGCGTTTGGTGAGGGAATCACAAGCGACCGTCATAGCATTCAGTCCACGAGTCAGGACAGCTTCGGTGTCTGGTTTGAATAGAGGGCGATTTGTTTTTGATATACTCA